TTTTATTGATGTTTTCTAAAACGCAGGACTTGTTCCTGCGTTTCCCCTAGGGGACTGGGGGATGGAGTCCCCCAGCGCGGTAACGCCGCGGCACCTTTCCCCTCTTGATGGAAAGGTGCTAGGTGACACCTAACTAACAGTTAGTGCTCACCGCGGTGAGACCGCGCCGTAAGGCTTACTTGTGTTTTAATGAAAGGACTGATATAATTATGACATGTTATCATCCGCTAAAGGCTTTCGCTACAGGAGAAAGGACTAAAAATGGAAAAATTAGTTACATTGTTACTGGCTATGATGCACAGGCTATCATCATTGATGGTAAAGGTCGTCGTACTGTGGTTGATTATAATCCTGAGTCTCGTGGTGATAAAGTTCTTCGTGATCCCATAGAGATACCATGTGGTAAATGTTTCGGTTGCAGATTGAAACGTGCCAGAGATTGGTCTGTTCGTATGATGCTTGAGTCAGAGTATCATGATGAAAACTGGTTTGTGACTCTTACATATAATAATGATCACTTACCCATGAATGAGTATGTTGATGATGATGGTGTAATCCAGTTAAAATCTACGTTGTGTAAACGTGATTTACAGTTGTTTTGGAAACGTTTGAGAAAAAAGCAAGACATTAGGTATTATGCTTGTGGCGAATATGGAACAAGGACTGCGCGTCCTCATTACCATGCTGTTATCTTTGGACTCCATCTTGATCCAGATCGGCTTGTCGAGTATCGTTCTCAGCCGTTTCAGCTTTGGACGTGTCCAGAGCTTGAAGAAATTTGGAAATGTGGCTATGTAGTAGTTGGTAAAGTTACCCAAGAGTCTTGTGAATATACTGCTAGGTACTGCATGAAAAAACTTAACGGCTCTGCCGCTGAAATTTATGATCAATTTAATTTTATTCCTGAGTTTTCATCCATGAGTTTGAAGCCTGCGATTGGTCGTCAATGGTTTGATGACCATGCGTTTGATATCTATCCAAAGGATGAAATTCAACTCCCTAAAGGTCGCTTAGTGACACCGCCTAGATATTTTGACCAGTGTATGGAAAAATTGGATGAGGATTTGATGGTATCCGTCAAGGATGAACGAAAGGACATCGCCGAAAAGCTTGAACATGCTAGATTGCTTGAAACTGCTTTATCTAAGAGTGATTATCTTAAAGTTGCCGAAGTGAATATGAAGCAAAAAATGAAGCGTAAAGTTCGCCCTCTTGATTAGTTTGATTTTTTTCAAAAATAATTATGCCTTAATTATTGATTATAGGAATAGTTTTTGATAAGATAAGAGTAACAAAAATGTTGCTCTTATTTTTTTGAAAGGAGACGTTATGAATGAAACGAAGAAAAGTTGTGAAGAAGTCGAAAGACAGGAAGTTGTTTCGCCGGACGGCGAACAAAACGAAGAAAATGAACGTCAGTCCCCCCACGTTTCGCGGTGGAATTCGTTTGTAAATTCTTTTGTAAGTTGGATGCGTGTATACGGCGAACTGATTTCAGAGATTGTTTTGATGTTGTGCGTTGCCGGAGTTTGTTATTCCATGGTATGTCTTGTCGAAATTATTTCATTGTTTAGCTAAGGAGGTCTATTATGAAAAATCCTATTTTTTCCGTTAAAGATAATCTGATCGGTTTTAATGCACCGTATATTCGTCAGAATGAGCGTGTTGCTATACGTGAGTTTAGAACTCTTGTTGAGTCTCTTGATGAGAAAGCTGATCATTCTGTTTTTGACTTAGGATTGTATTGCATTGGTACATTTGATTTAGAAACTGGCGTAATCGAGTCTCATGATCCACAGGTTGTGTTGCTCGCTACTCAGTGTCTTACTTTGTCCCCTCGTGAGGTAGGTGAAATTGATGATTAGGACTCTTTTTGGTGTTTTGCAGAATATGCCTAAAATGCGTGTTGATGTGGCTTCTTGTCCCGGTTCGCCTGTTAAGGATAAATTCATTATGGAAGTTACTTCCAAGGGATATCCTTCTCTTCGTAAAACTGGAGAACATAACGTGTATGATGAGATTCAGTCTTATCGTGAAGGTTGTGATCTCTCGGCAATTCTTCAGTCATTTGGTAATGAATGTCCTCGTTTCAATCCTCTCGGTTTTGAGGAAGCAGAAGGTTTTGTAAATGATTTCAGTGATGTGTCTAGTCTCGGCGATCTTGTCAATGACGGTGAGGCTGTTAAACAGTTCTTTAATGAGCTTCCATTGGAGGTTCGTAACTGTTTTGATAATTCTGTGCATAAGTTCGCTCGCGATTTTACTAGCGAGGGATTCCTCGATAGTCTTAGGAAGGCGTTTAATGTACCGCCTGATCCAGTGCCTACCCCAGATCCTCCGTCCTCTGTTGAATCTTCTATTGACGGCGGCGGTGCTGATTCTGATCCTAGCACTGCTTAATATTATATTTATTGTTTTGGTGTTTTCCATGTTTTTATGTTTTGGTTAAGGGGGCGTAAGCCCCCTCTTCCGTATAGAAAGGAGAAAAAATGTTAGATAATAACTCAAAGTTCAGTTATGTTCCTGGTACTCGCGCAAGTCGTTCTATTTTTGACTTGAGTAATAGTGTAAAAACTTCTTTTGACGCCGCTCAGCTTGTGCCGTTTTATTATGAAGAGGTACTCCCAGGAGATACCTTTAATGTGGAAACTAATCTTATCGCTCGTATGCAGACGTTGGTTGCGCCTGTAATGGATGATTTATATTTGGATTTCTTCTATTTCTTCGTGCCGAATAGAATTGTTTGGGATCATTGGAAGGAATTTATGGGAGAGAATACAAAGTCGGCATGGTATCCGGAAACGGAATACAATGTGCCGCAGATATCGGTTGCTCCGTCTAAATCTGTAGCTGCTAAATCTGTAGCTGACTATTTCGGAATCCCTCCGATTACAGTTCCGCAAGGTGAAAAGAACTCTTTCACTTTTTCAGCATTACCTTTCCGCGCCTACGCGGAAATCTGGAACGAATGGTTTAGAGATGAAAATCTTCAAGATCCCGTTCTTGTGGATCATGGTGATTCCACGCATGTTTATGATGCAAATTCCGCCGTTGATGGTGGCTCTTTGTTATATGCAAACAAGTACCATGATTATTTCACGAGTGCGCTTCCTTCGCCGCAGAAGGGCGCAGATGTGACAATTCCTATTGGTACTATTGCGCCTGTATATCCTACTAATGCGTCCCAGCTTGGTAATGTTGAGAAGACATATCCTGTTTCTGTTCTTGAGTGGCGTAACTCTAATGATGCCGCCCTTCCGGCTCGTGGTGGTTTAGGTATTTTAGGATCTGGCGCTACTGATCCGTCCGGTTTGGCTGGTGTTACGTTTCTTGATCAGGAAGATAATCCTGGTATTTCCGGTAGTCCATATCCATCTAATCTGATCGCGGATATTGGTTCAATTCCTTCTACATCTATCAATCAGCTTCGCCTTGCCTTTGCGACTCAAGCTCTCTTGGAGAAAGATGCTCGTGGTGGTACGCGTTATAGAGAAATTATTAAGTCTCACTTTGCGACAAATTCTCCAGATGCTCGCCAGCAGGTTCCAGAGCTTTTGTCATATAATCGTGTCCCGATCCAGATCAATCAGGTGGTTCAGAATTCGTCTAGTACAGACAACTCCCCGCAGGGAAATACTGCGGCCTATTCTCTCACTGCTGATAGTGACGGCTCTTTTTTAAAGTCGTTCACGGAACATGGCATGGTGATTGGTGTTATGTGCGCACGCTATAAGCACACATACCAGCAGGGTTTAGATAAGCGTTTTACTCGCAAAACGCGTTTTGATTATTACTGGCCTCTCCTTGCTAATCTTGGCGAACAGCCTATTTTAAACCGCGAAATTTACGCGCAGGGAACTGAAAAAGACGGCGAAGTTTTCGGATACCAAGAGGCTTGGAGTGAATATCGGTATAAACCAGATATTTGCACATCTGAAATGAGATCAACCTATCCGCAGAGTCTCGATGTTTGGCACTTCGGTGACAATTATAAGTCTTTGCCTACACTCTCATCCGGATGGATACAGGAGGACTTGAACAATATTAACCGCGCTCTTGCCGTTTCTAGTTCTGTCAGCAATCAGTTCTTTGCTGATATCTACATTAAGAACAAAGCAACTAGAGTAATGCCAGTTTATTCTATCCCTGGCATGCCTCGTACATTGTAGTAAGAGGGCTTTGTGCCCTCTTTTTTTTAGAAAGGAGAAAAATTATGGCAGATCCTTTAAAGACGGCTAAACAGTATGCTGCTTATAATAACTCATTGTATCAGTCTAATACTCGACAAGCTCAGGCGTTCAACGCCGCCGAGGCGGCGAAGAACCGCGATTGGCAGGAGCGTATGTCCAATTCTGCCCATCAGCGCGAAGTGGCAGATTTGAAAAAGGCAGGCCTCAACCCCGTCCTGTCTGCAGGCGGTCAAGGTGCCGCGACAGGTTCCGGCGCGTCTGCGTCTAGTGAAGCCGCTAATGTGGACACTTCAATGCCTCAAGCTGTTATTGATATGGCTGAAGCGCAGTTATCTAGTGCTACCGCGTTACAACAGACTGCAATGACCACTCAGTCTAATATGGCGCAAGCTGTTCTTAAGTCTAATACTGATAAGTATGTTGCTGGTTTACAATACAAGCTTCAAAAATACAAGCATGATAATCCTTCTGCCGATACTGTCGGCGGTCAGTTTTCTCGTTTTCCTGATTTCCTTAAAATTGCTACTAAGTCCACTTTGGATTTTGTTGACTGGGTCGGTAAAGGACTTGAGAAAGCAGGATTTGATACAACTGGTTCTAAGAAGAAGAAAGCCGTTACAGGCTCTTCTGCTCGTGGTGTTAAAGGTTATAAAAATATTGATGAACTTATTGCTGATATTCCCGTTTATGATGAAAAAGGTAAGCTTATTTCTGGCGGTAAACAGAGAAAGAATGAAGCTCGCTTAAATCTTGGCTCTAGGTCATCAAATTCATCACTTGGTAATAAATATCGCTTTGATACAATGGCTAGGTATCGTAGTAGAAAAAAACGTAAAAAAATACCCCCCGCCAGTGTAATTTCCAAAACATGCCCTACTAATCCTATTTTGACGGGGTAGTAGTG